TAAGACAAGATATAAGAGGTCAACAAAATTTAACTTTAAAAGATAAAAATGAAGAGGCAGATTTAATTGCTAAAATTGATGACGCAAATGATAGAGGTATAGCCGCAAGAATCGAGCAAAGCAAAGTGTTATCAGGTTTAAAAAAAGAACAAGCACTTGAGTCTGAAAAATTAGCTAAAGAAGAAATAGACCGAGCGCTTGCTAATTCAAAATACAATATAGATTTATTCATTACCGAGCAAGGCTTCAAAAAGAAATCCGCTCAAGATGCTTATGATTATAACTATCAACTTTATAATAAAGAATATGCAGATTTAAAATTACAGTTAGAAAAAAAGGTAATAACTCAAAAAGAATTTGACCTTAAGGCTCAACAATTGAGAGTTGATTATTTGGCGAAGAATGCGGAACTTACAGTTCAAAATGCCGAACTCGAATATAATGCCGAACTCGAAAAAAACCAAAAGATTTTAGATAGCGATAAATATTTATCTGAAGAACAATTAAGAATAAAACAAGAAGCTTTAGCTGCCGATTTAGCCGAAGAAGAAAAATATCAAAAGGCAAGATTAGAAAATGCAGTTATAAATCAGGACGAATATGATTTAGCTATCGAGGCGGCTAAGGAGAAAAATAGATTAGCGAATGAAAAGCTAAAAGAAGATAGAGCAGTAGCTGAAAAAGATAAAAAATTAGTAGACTTTGAAAATGAAAGAATAGCAAATGAAGCGGCGTTTGCGGTAAATCTACAAGACCAACAAGCGCAATATGATACAAAAAGAGCAATAGAGAGAGAGCAAGCTATAAAGCAAGGTGCTGACATGGTTGCTTTCGATGAAGCAACGGCGGCACAAAAGAAAACTATTGACCAATCTGTATTTGATAACAAATTACAACTTGCGAGTAACACTTTAAGTTCACTATCAGCTATATTCGGAGAGGAAAGTAAGGCAGGAAAGGCAATCGCAATAGCTCAGACTACAATGGATACATATAAGTCTGCAACATCGGCGTATGCAGGAATGGTGCAAGCAATACCTGGCCCTATAGGTATAGCTGCGGGTATAATAGCGGCTGCGGGATCAGTCGCCGCCGGAATAGCAAATGTTAAAAAAATAACAGCGGTAAAAGAGCCAACTATAAAAAAACCAAGTTATGCAACGGGGGTAATTGGGTTAAGAGGCGTAGGGTCGGGAACAAGCGATAATATTAACGCAAATTTATCGACAGGCGAAAGTATTATAAACGCAAGAAGCACATCGATGTTTGCAAATGAATTAAGTGCAATAAACCAAGCGGGCGGTGGAGTTGGATTAAACGGAGCATCAAATATTTTAAATCAAAATGAATTATCGAACAATGCTAATAACTCACAAATGGCGAGCATGATTGCCGAAGCCGTTGCAGTTGGCGCAGAGAGAGGTACTTCAAAAGGGTCTGAAAAAGGAATAGTCGGATTAAGTAATAATAGAAGAGTGATGCAAGATGCAAAGTTTTAGAAAAAAAATAAATACATTAATTAAAACCGGTATTTCACCATTAAAATATGGTATTCACAATTTTAACAATCCGACAAAGCCTGTTGAAAGATTGGCAGTAAATAGATTATCCACTTGTATTAAGTGCGAGCATTTTGTAGATGAACCTATCGACTTCTTAAAAGTAGAAGATAATTTTATTCCTGCGCTTTCAAATAAGATGTGCGGGGAGTGTGGATGTACATTATCTTATAAAACAAGGCAGTCAATTTTAAAATGTGAAAGATGGCAAGAATAATAGATTTGATAGATAAGAATATCACCTTGATAAGAACCTTTGTAAAAGTCGGTAGAATGCCGTTATCAATCATGACCGATTATGATATCTATAAATTTTACAAAGCTATTGACTACGAAAAAGCTCAAATGAAAAGATACGATATTGTCGCAAAGAATTTTAAAGTATCCGCTAAAACAGTTCAGAGAGCAGTTAGTGAGATGGAGAAGAATGTGAGTAATTAGATTATAAAAAAATAGCCATCGACTTTAAAAGCCTTTGACTATTTTGTTGATAATTGGGTTTGGAAAGCTTGTTATTTGTAAATATTCAGTAAGAAATCAAAATCTTTACTCAAATGTTTTGTATTTCCATTTTTGAATACACATGTAATACTTCCTTTTTCATTTTTAAAAATTTCTACTACATTTTTTATTTTAAAAAATCCGCCAGAATATTCTACTATGCCAGTTTGAAGAACTTTTAAAGTGTCATTTCTACATTGTAATAAATTATCGTAGTATTTTTTTGCACTTAAATCATAATAGATTATTTCGTCAAATTCACTTATTAATTTGTTAAGTCTTTTTTTTAGTGTACTAACAGCAAATTTATCTTTATCTTCTATTAGTTTTTTTAAATCATCAAGAAAAGCATATTTATTTCTCATAATAATATAAATTAAAAATGCCTTTAAATTAAAGGCAAAGGGTCTGATGCTTTGTTTTAATAAAAAGGCTAAAAGTTTAAGTTACCAAGATTCAGACCGTAACTGTTTAGCAAATATACAATAATATTTTTATTAGACAAATATTTTAGCAATAAAATAATTCTTCAAAATTCTTTTTGTATTTACTTTTATGAAAATTTTTACTTAATGTACGAAATAAAAATATACGGATATATTTCAAACGTCGCTGAACAAAAGGAAAAAGAAGTCTCTTTGATAGACTTGCAAGACCAACTTAAATCGGCAAACGGTGAAGACATTTTGTGTAGAATAAATTCAAACGGTGGCGATGTAGAAGAGGGATTCGCTATGTATTACGAGCTACGAAGATATGCTAAGGATAATAACGCAAAAGTAAAAACATTTGCAGAAAGCAGACTTGGTTCTATTGCTACGGTAGTCTTTTTGGCAGGAGATGAAAGAGAACTGACCACAGATTTACAGCCATTTGTCCACGAAGCTTTTATTGATAGAAAAGAACCACCCAACGAATCTGAACAACTTGTTTTAGACGGAATAAATAAACGAATAGCAAGTCATTACGCATTGCACACTGATTTGACAGAAGATGAAGCTTTGGAATTAATGGTAAACGAAACTCGAATTCCAACGGAATTATCTAAGGAAATGCGTTTTGCGACTTCAATAGAACATGTATTCAGACCAGTAGCTTTAAAAAGATTTAATATTAACATAAATGATAACAAAATGAATAAAAGAACACAGTCGATTTTGAATAAAGCGGCTAAGGCTTTAGGGTTGATTTATAATAAAGTTGTTTCGACAGCTGATGGGAGCGAATTAGACTTTTATGAACTGCAGGATGCCGATGTTATTGCAGTAGGAGCAATGGCTTATTATGATGGGGTTGATGCAGATGGTAGTTTTTTAATGCCAACCGGTGAGACTTATGTCTTCGTGGCTGGGGAGTTAACTGAAATTCAACCTGCTCAAACAGATAATACTACAAATGAAAATACCTTATCGGAAGCCAATGCGACAATCGCATTACTTTCTGAGCAGTTAGAAGCGCTTTCAAATAAAGTAATGGAACTATCTGTACAAAATAGATCTAAAGATGCTTTGATTTCAAGTTATAAGGTAAGTTCTAAACCTATCGTTGATTTGGGCAAAGAAGCTCCTAAGGAAGTAACGAAAAAAGAAGTAGTTTCCAATGCTTCAAAAGCAATATTAAACATAAATAAAAATTTAAAAAAATAAAAAATGGCGATAACAACTAATTTTCAAACCGCAATCTTAGACCTAGTTGATGACTTGGTAACCGCGGATAGAGTTAATATATCAAATGCAATTTTTACTAATGCTTTCGAGGTCGGAAATATTGCCGATGGGCATCAGGTAATAACTGGTGTTAGAAATGGTAATCTAATTCCAATTTTATCGAATGCTCCAAAATATGACTCATTCCCTGTTAAGTCGATGAATGATTGCGCAATACCAGTGTGCGATTTAGATTTAGGTTTTTCTGCAAAAGCTTGGCAAACGTCAATGATTGCCTGTAAAATACCTATCTGTATAAATACTTTTGATGATAACTTTTTAGGTTTCTGGAATCAATACAAAAGACTATCAGGTGACGCTGATTTGTCAAGTGCGCTTATTCAATATATTTATGACTTATTCCAAAAAGACTTGCAAGCTTCGTTATGGCGTAGAGCTTGGTTTGCCGATAGCGCTAGTTTAAGTGATTATTTAAAAGGTGCTGACGGTATTTTCACTCAAGCCGAGGCGATGGATGGATATAAGATTGAAGTAAATGAAAATATAGTAGGTACAGGTCTAACTGGAGATGCATTATATGCATATCTAAAAGAGGCTTATGAGCATGCAGCAATTCAACCCTGGTGGAATCCAACTACAGCTAGAATTGAAATGACACAAGCAATGGCGTCTGTATTAGTAGCTTGGTTAAATGGTATGTCAGATAAATCTGCTTATAATTGTGACTGTTACTCTGCTGATGGCTTAGTGGCTCAAAGAACTTTTTCAGTTGATTTGCAATTAAGAATCTTTGGAATTGAAATTCACGTACATAGAGAATTTGACGGTGTAATTTCTACTTTTTCTTTAGGTAATCCTTACCGAGCTTTGTTGACTTCAACTGGTAATATTTTACTTGGGACATCAGAATTAGACCAATTGCCTAATTTTGACATTTGGTATTCTAAAGATAACGGACAAATCTACATTCAAGGTGGAGCAAATGTTGGCGCTGCACTTGTAACAAATGAATATGTATACATCGGAGCTGAGACAGCTTCGCCAAGTGTTTAATTTTAAAACTAAAAAGAAATGGCAGTAGCAAGTATATGCGGTACACTTAAGAACGGGCAAGATGCATCTTGTATTGCACCAGCCCGTAGGTTCTACCAACAAGCAGTAATTATTAACAAGCAACACATAGACCCTGCATCTGTCGTGATTAGCGTTCCGACAGCCGAAGCCCCTGACTGCTTGTATAATGTAGAATTTTCATTAAAAACAGGAGAAACAGGGTATAGATATACTGCCCCAGAAGCTGGTAGTACTTACAAAGGATACTTCGATAAGACTTTGTCTGATTTGGGATACCCACAATACAAGCACAATGCTCAAATACTAATAGTAGGTTCTACCGAAGAAGCGAAATGTATCTTAGATTCCTTGAGTAAAGGAAAGTATGTAGTTGCTTATCAATTTACAGATGGCACAGTTGAAATATATGGTTTCGAAAATGGACTAACAACTGGAGATTTTACTTACGACGTTCAAGAAGGTGGTGGCGGAACAGCTATCGTTTTATCTTCTTTAGACATTGCTCCCGAGAATTATGTACCTTTGGTTTACAAATCAGGGACACTTGGTGGTGAAAATGCAGATTTTGATTCAAACTTTGATAATGGCGCACCAAGCGTATAGGTTATGACAGTTGAAGAATTCATATTATTAAATAAACATAAGGTTAGAAGCGATTCTAACCTTATGTCTTTATACCTTGATTTTTTTAAGCAGACTTTCAATAGCACTCCAAGCTGTGCCGGATGTTCATTTAATTCAGATTGGAATAAATTAATTTCTTTTTATTCAAAAAAAACAGTATTTTTACAAAAAGAGAAAGTCATGAATACTATTTCTATTAAAAAAAGACAAGGTAAAATATTAACGTATAAAAAAGACGGTAAAACTTATCGGCAATATGATAACATTCTTACTGATTCATTTATAAATGAATTTATTACTCATGGTACTGATGAAGAAATAGTCGAAAGAAAAAAAATGTTTAATTTTCCAAAAGAAGAAGAAAAGACATTTGAAGAAATAGCCGAAGAAAATTTATCCAAAAAAGAAAGTGTTGACTTTTCAAAACAAGTTTTAGAAGCTAAAAAAATTACATTAAAACGTGGAAGAAAGAAAAGATAATAAAAGTTTAGTAGGTAAATTTAGAGCTAAATTTGTAGAGTTGTACTCAAGAGTTGTAAAACTTTCGGGAGACAAAGATATTTCTATATTTTACAACGGCGCAAACAATCTTTATCCAAATGAAATTGAATTAGCAATCTTGAATAGTCCATCAGGTAAGAATGCCTCAAAGATGATGGCTAAGTATATATCAGGGAAAGGCGTTACAAATGACTACATTGTAAATCCAGATAAAAATTACAAGCTTTCCAAGATAACTAAAATAGCGGCTTCGGATATCTCGAGACAAAATGGAGTGTTTTTTCACATCGGAAGAACAATAGGTGCTGATTTAAAGCTAATTAAAACTTTAGATATTTTAGAATATACGAAGACTAGGCTTGGAAAGGAAGACGTAAACGAATATGTGTCTAAATATTGGTTTAAAGATTTCTGCCTAGAAAGAGATTGGCGACAGTCAAAATCTAAAGACGTATGGTATTACTCATATAACGATAATGAGGAAGTAGTTATGGCTCAAATATTGGCAGATTACGAAGAACATGGAGGCGAAAAAGAGGATGCGGATTTAGCTACAATGTTACCATATTATAGAGGTCAAGTGTTTTACTTAAATATGACTCCGGAGTTTAAATATGCATTATCTCCATTTGATGCAGTGTATAACGACTTGGATAGTGAGTATCGAATTTCTATGTACACTAATAGACAAGTTAGAACTGGGTTCTTAGGCAAGACTTATGTGGTAACAACTGGTTTAGATGACGAAGAGAGTAAGGCAATAAAAGATGGAATACAGCAGTGGCTTGGGTCTGATAATTCTGGCGGAACTTTCCATTTGGAAGCAGAGCAAGGCACAGATATTGAAAAGTCTTTTAAAATAGGTCAAGTTAAAGCCGAAATAGATGATAAATTGTTTTCAGAAACGAAGACAGGGGTTAAAGACAATATTTATGCCTCTGCAAATAATATTCCCGCTCAATTAGTAAAATCTGATACATCAATTTTTGGCACTCAATCCGAAACCTATATTCAGATGAAGAAATTTTACACGGAACAAACTCAAGACGAAAGAAAAGAGATTGAGGACATACTTGAATACTTGGGATTTCCCTGTAAAATTATACCTATAATGGATATTTCAGAAATAACACCATCTATATAATGAACTTACTTCAAGACCAATATAATGAAATAGGAGTTGTTGCAAGACATTGTGACAATTTAAAACTTACTATTTCAGAAAATGAAGCCTCTAACTTTGATTTAGCTGATTTATTTTGCGATTTTTGGGAAGAAATAGAGAATATAAATGCAGAAATAATAGCCTACGAATCTGATTCGATACCTCCTATTCCCGAGAACTACACGGAAAAATGTGCATTATTAAGAGGAGGGACTTATTTAGATTGTAAAAATAAACCAAGAGTATTCGAGGGGGTGTATAAAATTTTGGCTTATTACTCTTATTCAAGATATATTGTACTTAATGGTTTTTCCGATACGCCAAATGGATTAGTTCAAAAAACAAATGAATTTTCAATTCCAAAAACATTAAAAGAACTGGAATTATTTGCAGATAAATATAGAAATATGGGTTTCATTTCATTTGGCAGGACAGTGAAGTATATTTGTAAGAATACTAATATCTTCGATTTCAATCATTGTTCAAAAGTAGACTGTAATTGTGGCGATGAGGATTGCGGAACTACAAAAGCGAAAGGTTACGGATTTAAAGGTTTAAATGTAAATAAATGAGTTTCGAAAAATTAAGAAGTGGACTGGATTTAAGTTGCGGTAATGTTGTAAAGAACTATTACCAACAAGCCGTGCTTGTTAATCGTGAGGACGTTCTTAATAAATTGATTTTAACGAGTACACTCTCTATTGAAGATATTTACAGTTGCAGACACAGTGTGATATTTAACTTGAAGCCTGATTTATCAGGGTTTTTATTTTCAATGACTGAAAATGGAAGCACTATTTTTGGTACAGTTGAAAAATCAGTAGTTAACGGTATTCCGCAATACTCACATTCAGTAACGATAAATGTATTAGGGGTAAATCAAAATGTAAAATGTACGTTAAAACAATTAGATAGTTCTGATTATTTCGTGGCGGTTCAGTTGTATGATGGTACAGTAGAGATATATGGTTTTGAGTTTGGAATGACAACAGCTAACTATACTTATGACCCTCAAAATGCAGGCGGGGGAGCAGTGATAAAATTAATATCTATGTCCGATGCTTTAGAGGATGAACTTCCATTTATATATGGCGGAAATAATAATGATTTTAATAATCTATTTAAAAATGTTATATTTGTACCTCGTGGAGATTTTAATGATGATTTCAATAACGACTTTAATAATTATTAATAATGGCTACACCAAGTTACGCAACGGTACTCGCACAGATAAATACATACATTGTAGCAAATGGTAACAATGATATTACAGCGAATGTACTTAATCCTATATTGAGACTAATTGCTGAATTTACCAACAACAATATTGGAAATTTAAGCAGCTTAACAACACCTGCAAACTCAGATGTTGTAGCTTCTATTAACTCATTAAAAACTGACTTCAATAATTTAGTTAATAACGGAGTTCAACTACACACGGGTATAAATGACCCGAATGTAACACCTCCCGGCACTTATAATTATGCTGATTTCTATATGCAGTTAGATATATCTGATATTCCTGTATATCTTTGGCAATTTAACGGAATAGAATGGGTAACGGATATGATCGTACCTACTTCAGAGCTAGAATCTAATCCGATCGATAAAACTGTATGGAATAATGGCAAGGGGAATATATCAACGAATACGTCCTTTGGCGATAGTACATTAAAATCTAACACCGTAGGTAATAGTAATACTGGATATGGATTTGAAGTTCTAACCGATAACACTACTGGGTCTAGTAATACAGCTTTAGGAATACAATCTTTGAGATATAATACCACTGGAAATGGTAACACTGCAAATGGAGTTTCGTCTCTATCGTATAATACCACTGGGAGTGATAACGTTGCCATTGGAGCACAGTCACTTTTATCCAATACTACTGGAGGTCAAAATACAGCTTGCGGCTCAGGTTCTATGTATTCTAACACCACAGGATATAATAACATCGCAATAGGAATAAGTTCATTATACTCAAATATAACAGGACATAATAATACTGCGCTCGGTTTTGGGGCAAACGTTAGCTCTGGTAATTTAGAAAATGTTACCGTAATTGGAAATGGAGCAATTGTCAACGATAGCAATACTGTGGTTATTGGTAACACAAGTGTAACTGATAATTACTTTTCTGGTAATATTATAGGAGACGCATTTATAAAGTCAGGGGGTACGTCAGAACAATATCTAATGGCAGATGGGTCTACATCTGCACGCCCAATAATATATAAAGCTTTGATATCTCAATCGGGTACTGCCGATCCAACTGCAATAGTCTTGGAAAACACATTAGGAGTTACCCCTACATTTGAATATAGCGGAAATGATGGTATATATTTTTTAAATATAACTGGAAATTTATTTTTAACAAATAAAACAGCCTTAACCTCTGTAAATAATTCTGGGTCTTTGAATGGCTCAATTATATATAATGATAACCGTATTTGGCTTACATCAATAGACCCGGTTACTGGTTCATATAGTAACAATCGTTATTATAATACTCTTTTTATTATTGAAATATACCCATAAAAATTATGACTTGCGAAACTAAAGATACTTTCAACCTTCATACCCGAGGCAGTACATTCAATGGCAGAATGCTAAAGATGTACGATGGTCGTGGCGTAGATAAAACGCCTATAGATTTAACTGGTGTTGAAATTATAATGCAGTTCAAGAAGTCCTTGGATTCATCGGTTGTTTTTGAATTTAAAACAGCTGATAATAGCATTACTATTCCAACACCGCTAAATGGAGAGTTTTTTATGATGCCTACAAATAAGTTAACAATGGTGGGCGATTTCGTTTATAATTTAAAAATTATATTTCCCACGGGTAGAGTTAAGGTATACTATTATAGCCACTGGAAGATAGAAGATAAAGTTGAAAATGTAACGATACTACCATGATTTACGAAACCATAGAGATATATAATACTGAGGATATTACTTCGATTGAGATAATAAATTCAGAGGACATTGTTACTATTGAGATAAGTGAACTGGGGAGTCCGGGCATTAATGGCATTGGAGTTCCGGTAGGCGGAACTACTGGACAAGTTTTGTCAAAAATTGACAACACAGATTTCAATACCCACTGGATTGATACACCTATTAGCGAGACTAATCTAAGCTATGAAGCCACTTCCACTAATGGTATAATAACATCAAGTACGGGTACTGGTGCAGTAATACCACTGGCTACCGATGTAAATGCGGGATTGTTTTCACCAGACGAAAAATCTAATTTATCGCAACAGTCAGGAATCAATACTGGTGACCAAGACTTGTCAGGATTTGCTACAACTTCGGAATTGGATTTAAAAGCAAATACAACTGATGTAGTACCATATACTGGGGCTACAAGCGAGGTAGACCTAGGGGCTAATGGCATTACAGCATCTAATTACACAGTAAATGGATATACTGGTAATAGATTATTACTTGACAACGGCAATTTATTAGAACCAAATTTTAACTTAGACACACGTTTCCTCTCTACAACAGGGAGCGGTGAACCGACCGGTAACACACCAGTTTGGGAGCTGTTGACAAAATCTTCCGTCGGGCTTTCAAATGTGGATAATACCAGTGATGCCAATAAACCTGTTTCGACAGCTACTCAAAATGCATTAGATTTAAAAGTTGATAATAATAATATAGTTCAAAATACTTTGGTGTATGCAAATACTAATGATAGTATAACAGAATTTCCGAACAACACAGGTTCATCATTATTATTCTTAGCCTCAAGTGATGGGAGTTTACCATCATGGCAACCAGTGCCTGTTAGTGGTAGTTTAGTTTATTATTATTCAAATACAGCCTCTGATGTCGTTGGTTATTATAAACAGCAAATAGATCCAATAAGTACTCTTGAAACTATACAAAATATTGATGTTATTGATGGACAACTATTGGCAAGTTGGATAACCGAACCAAATAACCCAGCACTGACTAACATACAGGCTGGGCAATATGCGTGTCATGTACATATTGCTAAAATAAGTGGTACTAAATCAAGTCAAATTAGAGCGGAGATTTGGGAAGCGAATGAGCTTGGCGTTGATATTGGTAAGATTGCAGACTTAGGGGCTTCGTCTGTAATATCAGGTACTAATGCAGAATACATAATTGCAGATTCGATTTTAGAATATACGTTGGCAAGTGCGAAATCAAGAATTTCAACCAAAATATATGCAGTAATTACCGGAGGGGGTTCTGCCCCTCACTTAAATATATATATAGGTGATGGTTCTGATAGCAGGACTGATTTTCCAAGCCCATCAATTAGCGCATCTAACTTCTTGCCGTATAATGGAGCGGTAAAAGATGTTGACCTTGGTACTTATTCGATAACAGCAAACAGTTTTAATGGTAATTCAACTACTCAATCTCAAGGAGATAATAGTAATAAAATTGCCACGACTTCTTACGTCGATACTGGATTAAATTTAAAACTTGGGTATAGTTTTGAGGCAGTTTCCAAGAATTTGAAATCACTCAATTATTTATTTAACTATGCAGGGCAAATTTTATCAAATATAGTTTACGACACTCCAAGTGGAGATATTACAAAGACATTTAACTACACTGGTAATAAATTAACAAGTATAGTATTTAGTGGAGCAACGCCGTTAGGAATAAGTTTAACTAAAACTTTCATCTACTCTGGAGATACGTTAACTAACATAATATATTCTTAAGAAATGGCAGCATCTTATTTATCAGGCATAATAACATTCTCAGGGGTTTCGACCCCCTCAGATTTAACAGGATTAACAGGAGTAACGGTAACTGTTATTGGTAATATCACGCAATATGATATTAACTCTTCAACAAGATTAGTGTTGTCTTCAACTACAGTAATGACGCATGACCCAAATAAATATGTGATAATATGTAGATCCCCAGCAAGTGTAACAAATCCCCCATTGCTGATAAATTCAGGAGCAATTTACAATTACGGTATAAAGACTATTGTAGGCAGTTCAATAGGATATAGTAGTGGTGCTGGTCTCATCTTTACTGGCGAAGGAGGGTCTAGTCTGAATAATGGTTCAATAATAGTGTTGAGTGGAGGTACTTTTAATTGGAATGGAGGTGGTGTATTAGCTGCTGCATCTTTTGTTATGAGAAGTGGATGTATTATAAATCAGTTTTCGGGAAGTTTTATAAATTTAAACAATACTTATACATTTCAATTTAGAATTGAATCTGCTAACAGTGCAGCTGATTTATTGATTAATATAAATGATTTAACTCTCGACTCGTATGCAAACGTAGAATCAAGACTATTAACAACGAGCGGTTTTAACGTAGGAGTTTTCACGTTTAAAAAGGCGTCTTTTCAAACATACTTAAATTACCAACCAGCACTATTATTTTTAAATTTTAACAATTTAAACACTGTATCATCAGCAGATGTTTTTTTTAATAGTTCACTCCCATCTTACGCAAGCACCGTTACGTTTAGGAATTGTTCAAAAGAGGTTAGTTTCATTGAAGTTTTGGCAGGCACAAAGTCTGGCTATGCTAAAATCGAAAGGGCGATTTCGTTGTCTTTTTTAAATACAGATGACACAGATGCTGGGGAGGTGGTTGTTTATGGAAAAGATTTTAACAACAGTAGTAGATTTATTGGCCCACAAGGGCAGGACGATGTTGCTGATAAAATATATTCTGCATCTCAAAATAGCCCTATAACATTCAATATTTTAAGGAATATAGTGAATTTAGTTCAAGGCAGAACGCCACAACGTTATGACGATTCAAGAACAAATGGGAATGGAAATATACCCTTAGTTGCATTCTCTTATAAGTCTATTTTTATAACTATAAATGCACCCTTGTTAGGTTTGAATACTTTTACTCAAAGCTATTATCTGCCAACAGATGCACTAATTACCGAAACTAATAGAACAATAACAGACGCTTATACCGAACTAAACACAACATATAAGGCTTATGATTTTGCAAAGTCTTTTCTGTTTGATAATTTTACAGGACAAAGACAAACGATAATTACAAGGTCTGGTAATGTTCTTATTGCAACTCCGTATAATATTGTAATAGATGCTACTGCCGTAAATGTATTTGCTTTTGATGGAACTAATATCACGATAAAAACTAGTAATTTTATAGGAGATATAACAACAACGGGAATAGTCACAATGACAAATGGAGCTACAATCACTGGGAATATTTCGGACGCCAATGGCGATAGTAATATTGCGGTAACTACTCCATCGGGATATGAAGACAATGTAGTAATATATCCGACGCTTGTAGATGCTGAGGCAGAAACAAATCAAATAGGGTCGGGGCTTAATTTTAGATATTTGAGTTCAGTTTATGGAGACACAAATATATGGTACAGGATGACTGCATTGGATGGGAGTTATATTATAGAGAACTACTTGGTTCCTGCCGGTGCTGGTAACTATTCGGTAAGTTTAGTTGTGACGAGTGAGAATGCTGCGTTAGGCTCAATAAAAGCCGTAACTGACAAGTTAGATGCAATGATAGAAGTAATATCCGGTCAACAAGCATTTAAGGCAACTGCATTACAAAATTCACCTATTAATGATTTGACGGGATTGGCAAAAGAAAGTACGGTAATCGGATTATACTAAAAAAAATGGAAAATTTAAACATAATAATTATAGCATCAATATCAGTAATATTCTTGCTATTAATAGAAGTGAAAATGCTATCTTGAAAAGTAATATAAAAGCTTTGGTTCACAAGAACCAATCCTTAAAGCAAGAGCTAGAGTTACAGATTTTTGACGATATTAACGGTTGCGTATATGAGAGGTACGCCACCGAGATTATGAACTGAAAAACTGAACGCCTAGCGTATCTCTTATATACGCTGTTATAGGCAGTGCATTAAGGGTTTATATTTCCACCCATTTTAAACGGAAAGAAAAAAAAACAATATAAAATGGCAAAAGACACAAGTAAACAAAAAATGGCAAATCTAATTCAGGCTTACGAGCAAGTTTTTATAATTGCAAGAAGTATGTACGAAGATGATGATCTAAAAGATTGGGCGATAAATATTCATTCATTACCCGCACAAGAGAAGCATACAGAAGTAAAGCAAAAATTAAAAGATACTTTTTCGATCAATTATGATGCTAATGATGCTAAAAATAAAATAATTAAAGAAGGTAGTTCAGTTGAAGTTTTAGTTGGTCATATGGACGGAATGAAAGGCTCAACTGCAATTATTAAAAGTTATTCATTGCCCGCAAATATTTCAGATATTACAATGAAAGATGGTATGAAAATGAATAACCACAAATGGTTAACAAATGATGAAGTTAAATTGAAATAGGAGAATCCGAATGCCTTTAAAATTTCGGAATAATTTTTAAATTTAAACATTATGGGAATGAAACCAGGTATGCCAATGCCAAAACCCAAGCCAAAGCCAAAGCAAAAACCAAAAAAATAGGTTTTAAATAGGTAGCAACCGATTTCGTATGTTTTCGGTTACATTGCCTATAACGAGTTGTATTGCTGGCTTAGAGTAGAGGAGAGTTTAACTACTTTGTCTTTTAGTGAATATGAAAAACAACAAATTAGAACTTTTGAAAATGCCATCGAAGAAGGATTGATAGTTAATAATATTTATTAAAATGGAAAATTTAAACATAATAATCATAATATCAATATCAATAATATTCTTGTTATTGATAATAATATTATATTACTTATTAAAAATAACATCAAAAAATAGAAGTGAAAATGCTATTTTGAAAAGTAATATAAAATCTTTGGTTCACAAGAACCAAGACTTAAAAAAAGAGTTAGATTTGCAAATAAATATTATTAAAACATTTAAAGATAATTAATTATGGAAAACATTTTAAAAAATTGGAAAACAACCTCGGCAGGGATAGTAATGTGCGTAGGCGCAATAATTACATATTTAAACGATAAAACACAGTTAACAGTGTGTTTAACTGCATTTTTAGCAGGAATAGGACTTATATTGTCAAAAGATAACGACCAAACAGGAAAGATAAAATAAAGAAATTATGCCAAAGCCACCAAGAGAAACTCTGGGCAAAATTAAGCCCCCAAGGGAGACATTAGGAAAAATTAAACCTCCGAGAGAAACTCTCGGGCGTAAAATATTGTCTAAATTGAAAGAAACAATTAGTAATAACAAAAAAATATTTGATTTTTTGATGGCGATTACTATTTTTAACGCTACGGCAATTGAAATATTAAGTTGGTATAAAAATACTGAAAATGTAGCTACGATAACAGATTTTGGAGACTACAACTTAGTATATTGGTATCCATTACTTAGTAGTATTATCATTTTAAATTTTTCTTTTTTCTTTGTATTAAAAGTAATACTATACAAATCTTGCATATACTCTAAGATAGTAACTGGGATTTATTTTTTAGTCCAAATAATAAATGTATTATCGATACTTTTTAAAATAACTATGAATACTTATGACTTGGTTGTTTACCCTATATTATTGTATAGTATAATATTACTAATTTTATTAAAAATAGTAAGATGGATTATATCAGAATAGCCTATTCTTTTTTATTTAAGATTATATTTTTTAAAAAAGGGGGGCTTTTTTTGGGTTCAACTTGCATATCGACAGGTCTTACATATTATTTTAGTATTATATTTAAAGGAGTAGAAGTGCGTGACATTTTACTTACTATTTTCATCGAGGGTATTTTTTTATTCTTATTTTCTACATTTTCGTTTATAGATTTAATAACAGGGATACAGGCTTCTTTTTTTTATAACTCTCAAAAAAAATATCCACTCCCATCAAATAGAGTAATAAGGAGCTCAAAATTATGGCGTACATTTTGGAAGTCGTTTGGCGTCGTAATGCTGACTCTTATGCTTACTTTTTTATCTATTATAAGTATTTTAATGAAAAGTAGTTACACTAATTGGGCATTCACTTGGGCATTAATTACATTTTGGATAATGACATGTTCATTTGAATTTTACTCTATTGGAGAGAATTTAGCGAAAAGAAATAATGGTGAAAAGCCTAAAATATTTGGTTTTTTTGATAAAATATTAGACGCAATACAACGGAAAGCTATTAAAAGTATCGATAGCTCATTTAATATATTAGAAGATGATAAAGCGAAAAGAGACTTATAAGGAGATAAATAAGCATTTTGGAAAATTAAAAGTGAGTCAAGTACGTGGGTTTGAATCTTTTTTTGATGAGTGGGACTCTTATAAGGTTGCAGATGCTAGACATTTAGCATATATATTAGCTACCGTATGGCACGAAACTGAATTTACTATGCAGCCGATAGAAGAGTTTGGGAAAGGTAAAAATCTACCTTATGGGAAAAAGAATTGGTATAACGGTAAGACTTATAATGATGTCCCCCACATTTATTACGGGCGGGGGCACGTCCAAAATACTTGGAGGGACAATTATTATAAGCTAACAAAGGCAAACAGTAATGAGTGGGACTTTGTCAACAAACCGTCGTTATTACTTGAAATGAAACCGTCTATTTGGGCGACATTTTACGGAATGTCGACTGGTCTTTATACAGGTAAAAAATTGAGTGATTATTTCAATGGCGTTCTTGAGTCGCCAATAAATGCTCGTAAAATAATTAATGGAAAAGATAAGGCTAAACTGATAGCTAATTATTATTACAACTTCTTAAAATCGATAATATGTTAAAAGAATCAATAAAATATTTAGGTTGGGTACTCTTGTGCTTATTCTTATGGCTTAAAGGATGCTCAAGAAGTTCTACAAATGACGTAGTGCAAATACAAAAAGTTATAGTTCCGAAAGTGGAGGGAAAATTTGAGTCAAAAGTTCCGGTTCATGAGCCGGTTTTAATAGCCAAAGAAAAATCTGAAAAACTAATTAATGATACTTCATTAATAGTTTCAAATGGGTTAATAGAAAATGAAGAGAAGCTGGCGTTTTACGAGAAAGCAAACGATAGCTTAAAAAAAGAGCTGTACAAAAAATCTACAGTTTTGAATAAATTCTCTACAAAATTTGAAGACGATAATATACTTTTAAATATTAACGGAGTTATTCAAGGTGAAGTTCAAGAAATAACGCCGAACTACATTATAAAAGAAAAAAAGATTGATGTAAAACCAAAAGAAACTATGTTAAGGCTCTTAGTGGGTGTTGAAGTTGGAAATAATGATAAGTTTGATGACTTCAAAGTAAAGGCAAATTTGATGCTTCAAAATCGAAAAGGAAATATAATGTCGGCATCATTCGACACTAATAATACCATTTGGATTGGGTATAATTTTTCAATATTTAATATAAATAGATAGTTTTTATTTGGTTAGTAATTAGGGAGTGGTTACCCTGACTGAAGCCTGTTAGTAGTAACGGGCTTTTTTATTTTCAAAATAAATATGTTAAATATATGTTAAAGACTTAAAATGTATACATATTTTGTTTATCTTTGACTTATCAAACTAAAAACAGATATATTATGTACAATTTCAGAAAAAACATTTTAAATAAAACCGAATATTTTATTTATAAAGAAGATAAAATTATGTTGTCATTAAATACAATGGACTTCGATAGTGAAGAAGAGGCTATCTCTTTTTTAGAAAAAACTTGCGAAACTTTAAATAAATAGAAACTTCGATTTTAAATATATTAAAATTTTAATCAAAACTAAAAACCATGGAAGCAATACTATTCGTAATAATAATTTTTGTAATCGTAGCAGCTATTTTCTGTATGAAAACAATAATTGATTCGTCTAAAGAAAACAAAGAACTAGAAGAAGAAATTAAAAAATTAAAACGATGAAAATACAAATAAAATCTATTTACGGAAACGTATTGTTTGAATTAGAAAAAGAAAATAATACTATTAAAGATACATTAGAATATGCAGTCAAAACAGGAGCTAACCTAACAGGGGCTGACCTATATGGAGCTTACCTATACGGGGCTAATCTATACGGAGCTAATCTAAGAGGGGCTAATCTAAGAAGAGCTTACCTACACGAGGCTAATCTAAGCGGGTCTAATCTAAGCGGGTCTAATCTAATCGGGGCTAACCTAAGCAGGACTAATCTAAGCAGGGCTAATATAAGCGAGGCTGACCTATACGGGGCTGATTTAAGAAAAGCTAATTTAAGAGAGGCTAATTTAAGAGAATCAAACTTACATGGGGCTACTTTACACGAAACTAACTTATGTATGGCTAACTTATGCGAGGCTGATTTAAGAAAGGCTGACTTATATAAGGCTAACCTAGGAATGACTAACATAAGCTGGACTAAACTAAAGGGAGTGCTAAATATAGACTTAGCATCTATACCTATGTTTTGTAAATGGGATAGCGCAATAATAGGCGATAAAATAAAGATAGGTTGTAAACTAAAAAGTATAGAAGAT